ATTTCTTGGACATCTGTTGCAATTTTCTATTTGTATATATATCAACAGTGCCGGATTAAGGCCCTTCGTAGGGAATTTATGAAGAGGAACGATGTGTGTTTCCAGCGAAATATGGAACCCGATTCCTCCTCTCGTACTGTGACTCGTGTCAGTAGTGCAGTCGTGCCTTTGACAGGTGCGGCCATCGCTATTGGTATTGCTCTCATTGGACGTTGGTTGTCCCAGCGTAACAATTTTGAAGCAAACACAGGCGAGAAAAAAGAAATTTCTTGGATGGGATTGGTCATGGAACAACTCAAATTTTCCGTGAAAGTACCACGTGCTTGCCAGACTGCCACAACAGACCAAATTATGAGTACTATCAAGAAGAGTGTCGCTCACGCAACTTTTACTCTTCCCAATGGTCATGTTAGTAGGAACTCTCTTGTTTTCACGCAAAAAGGTGTTGCCATGTTCCCAGAACACGTCTTTTATGACAAAGGAAAACCTTCTCTTGAGAAATTTTCAAGTGTTCAAGTTCACACAGAGCTACATGATGGCCCTAATGGACATATGGATTTCTATGCGGATTCTGCCAATTGCGTACCTTTCTGTAATGGTGCAGATCTAGTGTTGTGCAACGTTGAACGTTGCCCCGATGCATTTGATTTTTATAAGTGGTTTCCCACCACATTGCCCAAGGGTTCTTCTATGGCTGTTCTTGCAGGTAGACGGTTTAATGAGTTTTTCTCTGAACCTATCAATGTCACCTACAAGACTACTGGACACAAGTTTAATTCTCAGATGGACGGCGGCGAGTATGATCATGCCACCGACTATGACGGATTGTGCATGACACCTGTCATTGTTGATGGGAAATCCCCCTGTGTAGTAGGACTCCATATTGCTAGTGACCTTGTCAAAAAAGGCGCTATGGTTACAGTTACTCAAGGTACATACAAACAAACTCTTGATGAGCTTCGTGCTCTTCCAGGAGTGCTTGTCGCCTCTAGAGGTGAAATGATACCAAACTGTTCTTATGGAATTCCCATCCTATGTGGACCTACGCACCCAAAGAGTAACTTCATTGGATTAGATCATAATGCGAAATGTACAGTACATGGTAGTGTGCGTCTCCGTCGTGAGTCGCGTTCCACTGTGTCAACTTCCTGCATTTCTGATTTTGTCACTGAAGCAACTGGTGTTGAGAACCAATGGGGACCCCCTCAAATGATACCAAATTGGGCAGCCTACAATGCTACTCTTGTACATTTATTGGACCCATGCCTGGACTTTCCTCCTGAGGCAGTGCAACGCGCACGTGGGGATTTTCTGCGTCCGCTTCTTCCTTTGATTAAAGCTTACGCGGAATCTAATGTTCTCCGACCTTTGGTTGGTAAAGAAATTGTGCTCGGTGTTCCTGGTGAACCCCGAATCAATCCTCTTGATATGCACACAAGTTTGGGCTTCCCCTTGTCTGGCCCCAAGAAAAGGGAATTCGAGGAGATTCGCGTCGGCGAAGACCTCGTGGATCGTATTCCTAGTGAACGTATCCAAAACGAAGTTAAGCGATTGACTGCTTGTTGGGAGAAAGGCGAACGTGCCTACCCAATTGTTTCCGCTTGTCTTAAAGATGAACCCACTCCTGTCGTAAAAAGCAAGGTTCGTGTGTTCTTCATCGCTCCCGTTGCTCTTAGTTTGAGTATTCGGAAGTATTTCTTGCCCATTTTTGGATTCTTGTCCGCGCACAAGGAGCTCAGTGAGCAACCGGTTGGTACCAACTGTTTTGGTCCAGGTTGGGACGAGCTAATGAC